CGTGATTGTCGGACTCACGCGCCACACCAACCAGCTTTTTGTGCGTGATTGCACTGGCGCAGAGGGTGGTGACCTGGTCACTGCCATTAATGACAGTTCGCCTTTAGACGTCCTTGCGGACTGCAGTAACATTGATCTGGCTGCTGTCGAGAACCCAACGTTGACTCCCAAAACGCACGTGGAGCTCGCCGTACCGCTTGACGTCCCTTACGTGTGCGCGAAAGCTGACCACATCGCCGCCGAGGCCGTTATTAGCAAGTACTACCCGGCCCCCCCGCAGCGCGAGCAAGTTTCCGCCGACAGCGTGGAATATAACACCGGTGCGGACGCGAAGGGCGTCTTTAAGCCCCATTTGCTCTCCGATGACACTGACACTGAACGCAAGCGCCACACCGTCTACTGCTTCGACGGACCGCAACGCGTCAAGATCACCAAACACTCCAACGACCAGATGCACGCCCGCAGCATGTTGGAACGCCTTACTCATTCGACCAAGAACATGGCCCCCAACGTTGCGCGTAAGCTGGCTAAGGAGTTGTTCCGCAAAGTCGAAGCGGAATTCGACTGGAACCTGCCCGAGAACGCACATCATCGGATGTTCCTTGACGCCTTGGAAAAAATGACCAGGCGAGGGCAGAATATGGACTCGATCATGGACGCCCCTGACTGGCGAGAGCGGTACGTCGCGCTGGTGAAGTCGTTCCTTAAAGACCAACAGAAACCCATGCTCGGCAAAGACCCGTTGGAGACAGACAAGGCCGGACAGGGCATTTCCGCATGGGACAAGACTTTAAACCTTTTGATGTCCCCTTGGACGCGGCTGCTCGAACAGGTTCTGATGAAACAGTCTTTTGGGAAGATCCGCGTGATGTCCGGTATGTCCGACCTTGAGGTGCAGGCCATTATTGAGGCCGACGTTACGCCCGGGGAACGCTTCGTCGACAATGATTGGACGCAGTTCGACAGTAATCAGAACAACTTGACGCGCGAGATTTTGCTCCGCGCATTACGGCGCATTGGCACACCGGAGGTTCTACTGTCTCGCTTCGAGGAGCAAATTAAGACGCGGAAGGTCTGCTTTACCGCGCTTTCCCTCGAGGTGAATGACAAGAAGGATTCGGGCGCTCCGCACACTTTAGTCGACAACTGCTTGTTCAACCTAGCGATCTGCATGGACGTCATAGAGAATTACGAGCATCTCTACATCAAAGGCGACGACAGTCTGGC